GTGTGTACCTGTGTACTCCTGTTTACTTTAGTACACGCGAGTACACAGGGTACACTATTAGGGTGTGTACTCGTTTTACTGCATTGGGATGCTCTAAACTCAAAAAAGTACACAGTACACACTATTTTTTCTATGCAACGTACACAATAGTACACATGCCGCGCGAAATGCCGAGCACTGGCCAGCATACAGGGCATTAGTACGCGAAATGGCCAGCATATCGTTTGGTATGCTGGCCCGTGTGTACCCTGTGTACTGCTGTGTACCGACGTTACGAGCGCAACGCCTCGAGGAAATCGCGCGCCTGATCTGGGGTATAGATTATGCCGATTGGTGCCCCGAGCCAGGCAGCGTGCCATGCCTCTTGCCGCTCATTGAGCTTACCGCGGGTATCTGGGTTTTTCACTTCAACCAAACACGTTATACCCCGATATCCAACGAGCAAATCAGGCACCCCTGCCCCTGCATCATGCAACGATACTACAGACGCGCCCAGGGCTTCCAGGGTGGCTACAATCAGCTTCTGATTTGCATCTACTCTACGCTTTTGGTACGCAAGCTTATTAGCCATGTTGCAACGCCTCTAATGCGCTCGGGTATTTGCCTGTTTGTTGTAGCCAGGCAATAACGGCTGCCTTTTCATGTATGCCATTGTAAACCGGTCTGGGTAACCCTGCATAATACAGGCTACCCGTAATTGATTTACCTATCAGCTTCTGCAATGCCTGGGTAGTGACATATTCGCGCGCAAATCGGTCTAATATGCCTTGGTACCAATCCTCGCCAGGCAACGCGCGTTGATTCAACCTCGGCACCCATTTCATGAGATGATCAGCGACAAATGCCCTATTGTACACATTGCCATAACCCCAAGCACGCCCGATATAGGCAGGTTTAAGCGCTTGTACGTTGCTTCGTTCACTGGTAACAAAACCGTATGCCTGTAGCTCGAGCGCACCGACATAGTCCCGTTTGCACTGGGCTACAATTTCCTGCAATTCACTGCTTAGCTTTTCAGGGTATGGCAATCGCAATGCATGCCCTTGCGCAAGCCAGTTGTACACTGCCTCGATATCATACGAGCGCCTGCCGCTTGGGTGTACCTCGACAGGCATGCCGCATAGCTTTACCCAGCTTGAAATATGTTCTGTCTGTACCCCGAGCTCGGCAGCGAGCATGGTAGATGTTGTGCCGAGCGCTGCAGTGTATGAAACGCCTATCTGGCGCGCTCGCTCGCACACGGCTCGGGTAGTGCGCTTCAGCTTTTTAGCGATATCGCTAACATGCATTATATGTATATTCATTGCTAAAAACTGATCATGTTTTTTTGTCCAGGCATACCGTACCCCTCGCACCTGGTACCGTTTTATTCTGGCATACAGTGCGCTTGCTGTAATGCCGTAATACTTTGCAAGTAGAGGTACATTGTTGTGAAATTTGCGCATATCTTTCATGAGAATATCAGTATCATGCCAGGGCTTGCGCAGCCGAGCCGTGCCAATGATTTTGCTAATTGTTGCACTGCTTATCTTGAAATGTTGCATGGTTTCTTTTTGGGTATGCTCGCGTAAATACGCTCGTACCTCTCTATCAGTGTATTTCATGGTATTGCCTCGTACAGGTTAGTAATTTGAATGTAGCGCGCCTGGGCTGTAGTGAGCTGTCGATGTAATTTAAGCGCATCGCCAAACTTGCCGCCTGCTGCTATGCTTCGATCAGCTTTACGCTGCAATGCCTCGCGCGTTGCAGGCGTTGCAGCTCGGTATGCATGGTAATACGTGCTGTAGCGCTCGTTATCTGCTTCCTCGAGGCGCTCAATAGCGTTTACCAGCGAGGCGTTCAACACGTCTACCATTGTGCGTAATCGTTGCACAATCTTGGTGCGCTGGTGCCGACAGAATCCACACAACCCGATACCGTCGTTTGTATCTGGGTAATACTTTTCGCAACAATACGCGCAAACCGGATTCCATAGCCCGCTGTTGCGTACTGGCGTGCTCATCGGCTTAATTCCTCCCGTAATGTATCGATCAGCGAGCGCGTAGGTAGCCACATGCTCGCCATACGGTCAAACTCTCTGATGTTGCCTACTGCCAGGGTTGCGCGCAATTGGTCTATACGGTTTTCGGGTATCATCTGGGTTGCAGTGTATCTCGGCAGCGGCTCGGCTGGTGTTACTGGCTCGGTTGGTGCTGGCTCTTTGCTCGGTTGCGCTTCGTAGCCTTTTGGCACATATGGCGCAACGCTTTTGAGCGCAAAATATTTGCCGCTTGCATCTTGCTTTACATGCCCCGTACCCTTGAGCCTATGCAGCAGATTGTGTGTACTCTGTTTGCTTCTGCCGATTGCCTCGGCTATATCCTGGGCTCGCCAGTGTGTACCGTCTGCCAAATACTCGAGCACGGCTGCCCGCTCTTTGGTAAGTAAGAATGATTCAGGATCACCAATTACCTCATGATGCGCACCGATGCTATTCCAGGTCAATAACCGTTTATCGTCGCTCTCAATATCCCTGCCTCGTACAATTAATTCAGATTGGTTTTCATCGCCTGGGATTCGCGACAAAATAAACATACCTGAAACGCCGCCTGCGAGCCCAGTGGTACCGCTGATTTCATCGAATGCATCATCTGATTTACTTTTGCGCGTGTGGTGTATAACGAGTATTGCGCAATGGTATTTTTCTGCAAGCATCGTTAACGGCTTTACCGCGTCGTAATCTTCGCTGTACGGGTTTGCGTATTTCTCTCGAGGCGCTCGTATATTCTCGAGAATATCTACCACAACCAAAACCGTATCAGGGTATTTCAGTAAAAACGCCTCGAGCGCGTCGACAGCCTCGGCACCGCGTCCCCAATTGGTAGCAATAATCAGGTTTTTCGGCTGCCCTTGGTTGTCTATTTCCATTTGGCGCAATCGCTGTTGCATACGTCGCTGATTGGATTCAAGATCCAAATACAATACGGTACCTGGCTCGGTTTTGTATTTGCCGAATACAAGATCACCCCGAGCAACTGCCCGCGCAATGTGCGTACCTGCCCAGCTCTTGCGCGCCTTGGGTTTACCAGCAAACACAAAACAGCCTTCTGGTAATATCTCTTCTACAATCCAAGTTAATGCAGCAAACTGCTTGCCCTCGAGCTCATCGGCTGTAATTAGCTCGTATGCCAGCTCGTTTGTCATTGCGAATTGCTCGGGTTTGAGCGCCTCGAGCATTGCCATGCTATCAGCCTGGTATAGTTTTGCCCAGTCTGCCAGATCACCGCCGTTGCCCAGCTGCATATCAACCGCGTATACCGATAGCTTCGCATCTTGCATAGCCTTTACGGCTTTTGCTGTCGCTGCCCTGCCTGCTTTATCGCAATCGAGCGCAACCACAATGCCGCCTGCCCAAACGCGTGCCAGCTCTGCAAGTAAGCTGGCTGTTGGTGCGCGCTCCCCGCCGCCTGCCAGGGTTATTGCAGGTATGCCGAAATGTTGCGCTACTACCGTGCTCGCTTCGCCATTGCAGTACACAAGCGGCTGCTTCGTTGCCCGTGCCATTTTGATTGCCTCGGGTAACTTGTACCAGCACGCGGTAAACCCTTTTTCGTTTGTGTATGTATCTCCGTCGCGATAATCGAGAAACCGATAACGCGTGCCGTTTGTTGTTTGTATGCTGAGGGCAGGTCTGCGCATATGCCGACAGGCACGAAACCCTGCAGCCGCGAATACATCCCAATGTACGCCCTTCTGCGAGGCGTAATCGTGCTCGTTAGTATAAACCCTCTTGCTGCTGTCTATCGTCGCTCCTGGTGGCTCTATGCCCCAATCTGGCATACGTCGTACCAGGTCGTACAAACTGCCTGATTCTTGGGTAACATGATCGAGCCAGGTGCCGTGCTCATCGCCTGTAATGTGCAAGCTAAACCCGTTGCTGTCGCTGCCTGGTCTAAATGGCGAATTAATACGATACTGATTACTACTGGCAGGCTCGAGCTTGAGCGCTGCCAGTACCTGTGCTGCTGTGCTGTCCATACTGTAACCCTATGCAAATGCCAGGCATGCACAATGCATGCCTGGCGTAACTTCGTTACCTAAAACATTGCCTCGTCATCATCAATAGGCGCTGGTGTATTGTTTGCTGTTGGTGCTGGCGCTTCTGGCTCGAGGTTGCCGCGCCGCTCATCCAACCAGCCCGAGGTTACCAGCTCGGCACGCAATACGGCTGCCTGGTTAAATAGTTCATCACCAATGTACAAGGCTGTTAGTTGCTTTTCTGTCGCTGGCTCGGTAACCCCGAGTAACACTACATCATGCAATGCAGCTTTTTGTGTACCGCTGCCTACCTCGACAAATAACGGTTTGCCCTGCTTATCGACAGCCCCGCCAAACTCTACCCAAAATGCCCATTGCGGTAACGCTGCTTCTGCCTGTGCGTTCGCTACTTTCACAACCCAATCGTTATGATTTGAGAATACCGAATGTTTCGCGCCTGTGATCCTGCCAGCTATCCAGCCCTTGGTAGCAAATATGACAGGCTCGCTATACCCGCGCAACAGGCAGACGATTTCGGTATACAGTTTCATACCCTTATCACGCTCCCAATGCTTATGCCATACCATGTTCCCGTCGATCAGGGTAAACGGCTGGGTACGTCGTGCAATCGGGATGAGCGCAACGTCAGGCGCTTCGTAGCCTTCCTCGTTTGGGTACAAGCTCGATTCTGTCCAACCTTCTGGGCAGCTCTGCATGTACTGGGCTTTTACGTAGAATTGCCCAGGCTCCCCAACCCGCCCAACCTTGCGCCCATTGTTCCAGCGAATACGCGCGTAGCTTGCCTTGTCTTTGTCTTCTGTCCACTGTACCGTTTTGGCTGCATTTTTCCAGCTCATAGCTTTACTCTCCTTCAATCTGCGTTGTTTGCTTTTGTCTGATAATCTCGATAACGCGCTCAATGGTGTTGTGATCTGCGTGTGTCCAAAATGCCTCGAGTATTGCCACAATGATTGCCGATACCGAAACATTGTACAGGGCTGCCGTTTCGCCTATGCGCTTATGCAACCAGGTAGGCATTGCTAATACTGGTCTTCGCATCGTCTATGCCTTTTCGATACGTAGAAACGGCTTTACCGTCGTGGTCTTTTTGTACGCTCGCAAGCGACGTGCTACCGCGTCTGCAAATTCGTTGTTCTGATCGATGAGCTCGAGTACGAAATTATCAATAGCCGCTGTATCGTAGCTAACTCGCTCGCTCTCTCCTGTCATCTTCAGCGTTGCAACACCCTTGATAGTGTGGCTCTTGAGCTCGGCAGCCTGCATAATATCTGCAATGGCTGTGCGTGTGGTCTTCTGCCGTTCCTCGAGCTCTTTTACCTCTTGCGAATATTCCATGTAATCATTGGTAAGTATTCGCAGGTAATCCAAATCAGTTTCGTTAGGCATTGCGTACCCCTTTGCTATACTATTCTTGCTGTGCCTGTGCTGCAGCGCGCGTGCTATCGGTTTCGGTAGCACGCGCTTCTGTGCTAGCCTCTATATGCTCGATTGCGATAATCAAACCCTGCAACAGCAACCCCGTTGCCGTCATCTGGGCTGCTGTCGCTGCCGCCTTCCATCTGGGTATTAGCTCTTGTGGTACGCGGATCGTTACCGCCTTGCTGCTGTTGCTCGCTATACCAGGTCGCTGGTATTTCTTTAGGTACATATACGTAACCCTCTGCTAGTATTGCGGCTGCTAACCAATCGGCAGCCTGACATAGTGCCTCATCGTAATCAAACACCCATAACAGCCGCCCTCGTTCAAACGAGCTCGACAGCTCAACCAGAGTAACGGTTTCGCTGTCTATGGTTGCCTCCCAAATCCGTGCCGTTTTATGCGAAGCAATTACACCGCCTGGGTTGCGTACTGTGTAGCTAATGCCCAGGTGCGCATTGTTTGTTGCTGGGCATTTGATTACCTCGCGCAACGGATCAATAAACACGTTCAAATTGGGTGCCATTTCGTACACAAAATCGAGGTTATACCGTTGCTCGATTTGCTCTAGAGGTGCCTTGGTTGCAATCCTGGCGAACATCTCTACCGCTCTCTTTCTCGTGGTGCTACCACAATAACCAATACCACACCAATACCAAATATGACATACGCCAGCGCTGCAATAAACAGAATAGCGGTTATCATCTGCTGAGCTCCTGTACACAAAACGCAATAGCCGTAATGCGCTCATATCCCGAAATGCCGAGTATGTTGCCCTGATCATCTTTCTCGAGCATTACCCATTTGGTGCGCGCGTTATGCAGCTTTGTGCAATCGAACACGGTAAACAGCTGCCTGATATCCTGATCGAAAAATATCAGGCTATGTACCTTGTTTTCTTGCGTCGTCAGGGTAGCCGTTACGCCTGGGCTCGGGAAATCTTTGCGAATGCCGAATACAATCGAAATGCACTGTACAGGTATTTGTATCATCGCAATACCGCTGCTGTCATAAGAGGCGACAAATCAAGCCCTGGCACTACTTGCGCCTCTCGGCTCGAGCGCTCGGCACGGTACACATTCTCGACAGCCAGCGCGTATACCGTTTTTTCGGTTTGCCGTGTGCGCATTGCATCGATGATGCGCGCATTCAGCGGCTGCCCTGACAGGGTGCGTTTTGCAAGCTCTTTGTGTGCCTCGAGCAAATGCTGATCGTAGCTGTTGAGTGTCTCGATAACATCATCTAACTCGTTAGGCAATGCAGGGCAATACCCATCACACTCGCCGATTGCAGCCCCGCAAGCTGGGCAGTCTGTGTTGTGTTGTGCGTTGTTCATTGGTGTTACTTTCTTTGTAGTGCCTGCCCAGCTCGATACTGGGCAGGCGTTGCGCTATTAATTATTGCTGGTTTGGATTCTGCCGAGCCCATTGCCAATCTTGGATAATTTCGGTTACTGCCTCGTGGTGCTCAGCAATGGTAACGTCAAAACCCAAGATTTTCAATGCTGATCGCATATCCCAAATCAAGATATTTACATCACCCGTTACAACGTTGTACAGACCGCCGTGGATTGCATCAAGAATGATGTTGATCTTCTCTCGCTGCTGGGTTGCTGTCAGTGTGTGTGCCATGTGCGCGCCTCTTTCGTTTCAGATTGCTTGTTGTCATTGCTGACTAACTGCATAATATATCATGCTGTACAATTTGTCAATACATATATTGAAACTGATAAACAGGTACACAAAACCCGCTAGTACGCTTAGCGGGTTGTGTGCTGGTTGGTGGAGATTGGTTTTTGCTTTTGGATTGCCTGAGTATTATAGCACTGGTTTCTGTGGGTACGGTGCCGCTGTCCATGCTACCGAATCCACACTAGCAGGGTAATCGCGCAATGCTTGCCGATACTCTTTATACGCTTCTTTTTGTGCTGGTGTTAGTGGTGCGTCTTCTAATTGTGTCCAGTCACACTCGATGAGCCGAGCTGTCCGACACAATCGCAGCTCATTCATTGCCTCGGCTGGTGTTGGGTTATCTTCTACCGTTGCCTCGGCTGGTAACGGCTCCTGATATTGGGTGCCGAAATCGTCCCAATATTCAACACGTAAAATATCTGCCTGTATTCGTATTCGATATATTT